CCTGCATGAATTTCTGGCGCCAGGTGTTAGGATCGGGGTCGGCGGCAAGTTTGTTTTTTAGATCCTGCACGCCAATGTCGTAGATGCTCGACTGTCTCGCCGCGTCAATCGGCTTCTGCTTCTGAATCATCGCATCGGCCAACTCGCCAAGCGTGTGAAATACGTTCGCGCCGTAAGTGTTTGGCGTCGTCTGCGGAATATGCCCTTGATAAGGCGTATTCGGCTGGGCGAATATCTGCGGAAGATCGGGCATTAGAGAGAAACCTTCACGGTGCCAAGACTATTCCAGAGTTGACCCGCCACCCCAGGATCGCTGGTTGGTAACGCCGTCAAAAGCAGGTTTGCGCCGTCAGAATTGACCAACGCCGAACTCAGCCATTGGAGCAATAGTTTCGTATCGGGTTCGGGCACGGTCACGTCTGCGACCGTTGAGGACGTTGGGAAGTGTAGGGATTGGCGGTACAGGTAACGCGCCTCTTGCAGCATCATGGTAAGCCGGTCGAATACCTCCTCGACCACGGACGATGGGAACGGCGAGCCTTCCTCGATATGGACCTTTTGCGTCAGGTCGGTTTCGCGGTTTAGGAATAATTCAGTGTTCAGGGCAAGCGGACTCGTCAGCACAATCTCACCGCCCGCGCCATTGTTCACCGAGGAGTCGGCAATCGTGTAGTCGGTGTCGAGCGTGAGCGTTACCACCACGTCGCTTGTGTCGCGTGTGATCGCTATCAAATCCTGCTTGCGCAGAATGCGCCAGGTAAAGGCATAATTGGTCAGTGCGCCAGTGCCGGTGTAGTGTTCCGGCGTGTAATCAGTTTGAATCACTTGTTTGCTCCTATGCCGTCAGCCGCGACCCTAGACTTCCCGCCGCCAGCGTGCCCGCGCCCTTGACGATGCCTTCCCACAACGACGAGCTGGCATCTTTCTTTGAAATCTGCGCCTGCTGCCTTAGCCCCTGCGCCTTTAGCGACCCTTGGTAATACTCGTTTTGCCCTTCGATTGATGCGTTGGTGACGCTGTTCAAATAAACCAAAAGTGGCGAGCCTTCCATTGTCGAGCCTTGCGCGCCGACGCCAGCTTTGAGTTCGCCCAACAAAGCGCGGTTCTTGCGGTCCACGATGTCCTTGTTTGCCGCGCCTGCCGCTAGTGCCTGATTCGCCGCTTGATTCAAATAGCCAGCGTTTTTCATGCTGGATTGATAACCGGCGACACCTTGAAGCAGTTGCGACCCGGCGCTCACACCGTTGAGAAGCTGATTAAAATAAGTGGCTCCGCTTCCAGCGGCGGCTGTGCCGCCTCCTGCTACGGAAACGCTGGTTTCGCCAGAAGCAACACTGCTCGCAACCGAAGAATAATCCGCTGCTTCAGCGGCTACGCCAGCCGATGAGGAGGCAAACGACCCAGCTTCTGAGGCGGCTGCGCCCTCTTCAAATAGTGCCGCGAGCCATCCCATGACGCCTCCTAACAAGCAGCGATTCACCACGTTTAACTTTGCGTAATACTTCTGGGTATTTCATTGCTTCATGTGAAACATCCGTGAAACATAAAGCTCTGAGCCATCTATCGTCGCCGCTGCACACGGTATAAATCTCGTCCAGCGTCTTAATCGCATCGTCGGTGAACTGCTTACAAAATCGGTGCATGAAGAGCGGATAGCGTTTAATCCTTGGGCTGAACAGTGTCCACGCTTCGCCTATCCCCGGTCGCTGGATTGACACCCCACCTGCGCCGATAGCCTGGCCGTAAAGCATTGCGGTCCATGCTGGGCCGGACTGCTCTGCACTCTGCGCCATCCACAACATGCGTGGGCCGGCATCCGGCTTGATGTCGAGTACATGACGCGCTCGAAATGGGATTATTTGGATCGTAGCTGCCACAATGTGCCTTTAAGTTTACGTAAAGCGTCCAAATTTTGCTGATCTTTAGCATTAGCCGCAAAAATGAACAATTCTTTATGTTGTTGCAGGGTGATTTTGCCCTTTTCGTATAACTCTTGGACCTCGCCAGCCGCAGCGCAGTAGGGGCAACCGAGAAGCCATGCGCCGATAAAATTGAACATCGACACCGGCAGGCCGAAATCTGCCGCCATTGCTTCGGCCTTGGCTAAACGCTCCCCTTTGGCTTTTGCTTTTTGCTCGTTGGCGATGGTATTTTTCACTCGCCACGGCACGTTAGGCATTGGATAACGCCCGTTTTGCTTTTCCAGTTGGCGGGTTTCCCCGGTCTGCGGATTTTCAATGATTAGCGTCATGCTGCCACATGAATATCGATGACGGCCTGCTCACCGATAACGTCGGTTGCGGTCACAATAATGTCTGAATCCTTTAATAGAAAACACGGCGAGCAACCCTTGGCTTTGAGATTCGGGGTGCGCACGTCGCAGATCGAGCCACGCGTCGGATCGTCGGCCATGTACTCGACCAAATGACTTGCCGACGAATTGGTGCCGGTTCCTGGGGTGTCAGCGCACAAACCAGTTTCGTTATAAATCTTCCAGGTAAGCGGATTGGTGCCTTGGCACTCAACCGGGGCTTGCGTCACGCACATATCCTCGACCTGCGGGGATTCGGCTGGAATGTCACGGCATATCAACGGCCATGCCGCCGCGTCGGGAAAAACGCCGCAGTTCGTGTAATCGTAAAAGTCTGTGGAGGCGTCGAACGGCAAACGTGTCGCCGTTTCCAAAAAGCCGTCGCAGGTGTCGGATGCCGCGTCACTTATCTCACCGATATTTTCGCCCTTGCAGTTAAATGATAGTCCAGTGCAAAGGAAATTTTCATCGCATGCGCCGAGATTGGTGAAAGCCGAGCGGCCACGGATAAAAAAAGCCGGCATGAAACATGGATTTTTTAATTGCACTCCTATAAACACGCGGCCCGTAAGATCAACGTCTGAGTCAATATGCAGTGTTGCGGTGCGCGGCCCGGTTACTTCTATCTGTCCTTCGGTGGTTTCCCAGGTAAAAGGCGCGATACCGCCGTCCACTTCCAAATCCATGCTTAAAACCAAATGCGTGCAATCCAGTTCCCTTGGCGTCCCGGTCGGCCTAATGCTCATGGGCGGAATTTCGCCGCAAGGCGGGTTCGCGCAATCCTGTGGCTCGCCGCACAGATCGGGATCGGCGCCGCCGCCGCTAAAGGTATTCCACCCCGTAGGTAATGTTATTGTCATGGTACTTTGAAAGCGTACAGGGCCGAACCTGCTTTTACAGTTGTGGCATCGGCGCTCGAAGTGTTTTGCGACCACTGAAAACTCAAGTTGCCGGGGGTCGCGCCGTTTTGAATCAGCACGTCAAAAGTGAAAATCGCAAACGTCGTCATACCGAAGGTGCTAGATGAACCTAACGCCGCGTCGGAAAAGATGTTGTAGTTTTCGACGTAATGTCCTGCCGAGCCTGCCGGGCCGGCAAACTGTAGCTTGATGTCGGGAGTGGCCGAAGCCGTTGTCACGGTGATAACCGCGTGCGCCACCCAACTCTCGTTTGCGCCGATGGCTACCAATAAATCGGTATCGTCGGCCAGTGTGGTCGTTGCCGTCCTGGCTTCATCGGTAGCTTTTATTACAATCATATCCGGTTCCTCGCCTCCCCCGCCTCCACCTGGAAGCGGGATTGTTTCGTCAGCAACGGCTAAAATCTGAATAAACCCAACGCATGAATTGGATAGCGGTAAGTCATCAATGCTGATCGTATGGGTTATTAGTGTCGTTCCATTTACCTTAACTCTATATGTTGTGGCAATCGTTTCGTCAGCCTCTAGGCGTAGAACGTCGCCAGCGACTAACGTAGTCTCATTGATGGTCGCTATCACGGTTCCCAAAGTTGTCGTCGGTTCGCCATTATAAAGAACCAGCGCAATGCCGGTTTGGCCGGGAATATAGATCGCAAATAAACCGAACACACCGAAGCGCCCTGATTCGGGAGTGATCCTGATACCCGGCCCGGCATTGTGCGTGCCGCCGTCGTAAACTGCCTGGGCAAACTGACCGAGCGGGCAGGTGTGGCCGCACTCCTTGCGCAGCAACCCGAATATCGCGGAGTCGTCAATCAGTGCGCCAAAGTTTGGATTCTCGTCCACGGTATCGCAGCACCACTCGGTCGATATTTCCAACTCGCCATTGATGTTCAAAACCTCGCAGGGAAACGGCAACGTCTGCTGAAATCGCACTCTGCAAAACGCGCCAAAGTTCACTTGTTCCGCGCACAGCTTGCCTTCCTGAAGCGGCACCGCGCGATCCATAGGATGATAAGGCTTGCGCACCGGCAGGCCGATGTCGAACGAATCCTCGACATTAAGGGTCAACCCTGGGCCGGCGTGGCGCACGCGCATACCAAGATTTTTCCAACGGCGGCAAAGAAACATGCCGCCTTCTTGGACCGTGATCGGTGGTTCAAGCGTCAAGCCGATGGACTCGTAAGCCAAGCCGTATTCGACTTGAGACACGGCAACTGTCGGCGTGACGGTAAATTGACCGTCAGTGATAACCGCGTCGTTCATCAACATGCCGTCGCCAATCACCTTAACCGTTTGGCCCTCTAGGTGGTCAGCGCCGGTAATTAGCAGATTTGGATCCGGCGTGGCTATTTTAGCGCAATCGGTTTGCAGATCGTGCCATTCGCGCGTCAAATTCGCGTCCGGCTCCATGAACTCGATGAAAGTCTCGATAGTGCCGTTGATGGTCCGCTCGATGCTGCCCCAAAGCCAATCTTTTCCAGTGGACGGGCGCGGAATCACGCAAACGCTTTTCACTTCCCCGGCAGTCGGGTGCTTTGACCAGCCGATGACGTTCTCGTCCTCTTGGTAAGTGAGCGCCAACAGTGTTCCATCGTCGCGCACCGACCAGATAATCGAATCCGGCTCTTGTTGGTAAGCGCAATCGACAACGAACTGAGTTTCGGTCAAATGCTCTGCTAGGATAAATAACGTAGGTGATTTAAACTTGTCGGTTACGAAATCAAAGACCAGTTCGCGCATCTTTTTTTGGCCGAACTGGACGTAAATCAACTGCCCGCCGACTTTCATAGGTGGAATATTGGCGCTGCCACGGCTGGAAATCGGCAAAACCGTGAAATCGCTTGGCGTAAGCGCCTTGCCTTGGCTGCTGGCGGTGGTTTCGTAGGCGCTACCGCCCGTTCCTTCCTGCAAACTGCGCAAACCCTTGATCCAGCGAATCGGATTTACCTGATCGTCGTCGATGGTTCGTTGAATCGCGTCGTCGCCGCTCGAACCCTTGGAGAAATTCTCGAAATCGCCGGTCACACTGCCGTTGATCGTCTGATTTTGGCAGAGCCACATGCGCGATTGGAAGAAACAACCGCAATTCGGGTAGCCAAGATCGTCTGTCCAAGCCGTAACCTCGATTGTCCACACGCCAGTCGCGGGCGGATCGTTAAATGGCAGGCCGGTGGTCGGATCGTTGGGCACGTCGCGCAGCGTGGTGATGATAAGCCCGTTCATCGACGTGGCGCTGGCGTAGGTTTGCAGTTTTATAAGGCCGCCGTAGATGACCATGTACTTGCCCGCATCACTGCTGCGGAAAGTATTGATGCTGGCAACCACGGTAACGCCGTCGCCGGAGTTTTTGCGCGTCGGGTCTATTGTCGCGTTGCCGAATCCGGCAAAGTGCCAATCGTCCTGGGTGATTGTGACCACTTCAAAGTTGTCGATAATGTCGATGTTGTAAATGGAACTTGAAGCAAGCGCGGTAATAATTGCACGCCCAGCGCCGCTAACCAGCAAACGGCCCACGTCGCCGGCCAAGGCAACGGCGCTCGTCAGCGTTGCGGTTTGGCCCGCCCCCGTCAGCGCACTCAATGTTACCGTGCCTGAGCCTATTTCGGCGCCGGTCGGCTCGTCCTGAATCGTTGCGGGCGGATTGAACACGACGGCGCCAATGGTGAAGCGGTCGGGTGACACGGCAATGCGCGAGAGTTTTTGAATCGGGTAAATGCCGGTGGCGATATACATCACGTCGGCGGATTGAAATGTGCCGATCTTGATGCGGTCGAGTTGCGCCAGCGGGTAGATCGTCACCAACTCGAAAGGCGTATTGATGACGCCGCCCGACGTGTACGCGGTAAATGTCGTCGAGTTGATGTTCAGCGTAAGCGTGTTGGCGCCGGTATTGACGCTATTGATGATCGCTTCGACGCCGTTGATTTCAGTCATGCCGACGACGCCAGTGATCGTTATCCGGTTTCCGGCAACGTAACTGTCTGCGCCGGTATAAGTGACGACGGCGTTGGCTGCTTGGGTGATGTTGGTGACGGCCTGGGTCGCCCGCATGAGCGGTGCGCCGTCCTTGAAGAAGCGGACGTACAGGTCGCCAAATTCGAGCGTGTAAGCCTGAGTGGACGAAAAGCGGAAGTCTACTAAAACG